ATTTCAACATCTTCATAGCCCTGACCAATGTACTCATCAGCTATATCATGGGCTACGTCTAAGGCTACTGGATAATTGTTGGCTTCAACACCACCAACCCAAACTGTATAGGTTTCATTCATCTTCTATAACCTCGTCTACGTCTACTATTTGAGAGTCGTATGAATCATATACTTCATAAGTGCTTTCATCATATTCTCCTTCCATAACTTTACTTTCAGCTTCAGCTACAGTCTCTGCTTCAACGTCATAGCTATACTCTATTGTTTCTGTAATATAAACTTTAAACTTAGTCTTCATCGCTATTTTCCTCGCTTGTATAAAATATAATGCCAATGCTTTCAGTAGAGTCTATACAAACATGATTCTTTACTGGACAAGTCTCTAACCACTCTAAAAATTCAGCTCTATTCATAACTATTCTCCAGTGCCATTGCCATAATTGCTTTTGCTCTATCTAGTAAAGCATTACGGCAGTCTATTAGTTCGTCATCGGTTAATTCTCTAAGAGAACACGATAGTTCTTCAGCTTCGTTCCATATAAACGCTAGGGTTTTTTCGTCTGTCATAGCTATTCTCCAATAAGATAAGTGTAGTGTACTTCACTTACATGGTTAGCATCTTGCCACCGCTTAGATTTAGTAGCTAAATTCTCACACCAAGAGTTCCATAGATTCTCACAACCATAAGCATGACATAAAGCTATATAGGTTTTTGTCTTGTCTTCATTGGCTTGCTTAGCCTTCTCAGTCTTAGGTTTCGGGTTGAGCTTCAAAGTCTTAGTGTCTAGGTCATACATTCTAATGTTATGAATATCCATACAACCAACCATTCCTGCTATCAACTGACAGCAGAACCCTGCTTTGGGTAGACCTAAGCCGTCTACTCTAAGGAATATCTTCATCAACGACATTGCTCTGTCATCATAGTTCTTATTACTTACTAGCACTGCTTTGACTTGGGCAAACATTTTGTGCTTGTTAGACATTATATAGTGATAAGTCTTTAGCTTGTTGCCCCAAAGAAACTTAGAATCTATTTTGTTATTCCTAACATCAGCCATTTGGTTGCCGACACCTAACCAGTTTTGCTGAATAGATAACACTACCATGAGTACAGTGTCTGCCATGTTGTTAGCATTACGCTGAGAATATTCTTGAACCGCTTTACAGTGAACATTGAACATCGCCATCTCCTTTTGTGAAGAATAAATAATTAGTAAGTTCGTAAGAAACTTACTTACTAATTATTTATCTTCATTTTAATTTAATTACTTACTAGCTTTGTAGTTAAAACTTTCTACTGCTTGTTCAAAAGTTAGGTCGTAGTGACCCCAGAATACAGAGCAACCATCAATAAAGCTAACGTCATGTACAATATAAACTCTATCTTCTTCCAGAGCCTTTCTAGGATTATTGAGCATTGATATAACTACCTGAGTTTCATCACAATATCTAACTACCTTAGCATCTAAAGCTATATCCATGTGGTTTGAAATTTGCATAAGTCTATTCATTAGTTTATCTCCGCACTTAAATCTACTTGATAATCTGAATCTATAGTATCTTTTTCTGAGAGTTCATCGTCATGCAACATATCCCAAACTATATCCTCAGCTTCCATATTACTATCAGCTTCAATTTCTATTGAGCCGTGATGGGCTATTGAATAATATACTTTATACTTTGCCATAGTTCTACTCCTCAAATCTATATTCACACATTAAATCTACATCGGTATAGCCAAGACGTATCCAATCGTCAAATACATCTTTAGCCTCTTGTAGATTATATATCTCTCCGCTCATCTGGATTCTATCAACCCAAACAGTATATACTTCTATCTCACGATGCGAAAACTTTTCCATAGTTCTATGCTCCTTCTACCCATTTACAGTTGAAAACTGACGGATAAAACTCTTGCAGATAGTTATTTCCATCGCTTCTAACCCAAATTTTACCCTGACTACTAGGTTTATGGGGTGGATTACCACCTTGAACACAATATAAACTACCTCTAAAACAATGGATTAAAGAATCCATTTCTACTGGTTTACCATTTTCACCAACTAAAGTGTAGCCATTTTTTTGAACAATATCCATAACTCTATACTCCTAAAAGTGAATCAATATATCTATACGAAACTACAATTACTAATCCATAAACAAAACCCTGAATAAAACTATACGTCATATTCTATTTCCTCTATCTCATCTACATTTAGTGGTTGGTTATGACCAACACTAATATATCTATATCCATCTTGGGTTAAAGAATCTACAAGCTCTACAGCTTCTAGCTGAGTCTCACAAACTACCGCATTATCATCAAACATAACAAAAAACATAGATTTATACCTCGCTTGTTGAATAGATTTATATTATACAGGACTTCCTTGTCCTAGTCAAACGAATTGACTATTTACATAGTCAAAGCATCAAGGATTTTGTCAAGTTTTCTGTCGAGTATATCTACTCGCTTTTCAAGTTTCTGCATTTTCTTGTCGGAAGCCGTAGGCTTAGCAGTAGATTTAACTTCTTTCGCCTTCCCCTTTGGGGTAGCTTTCTTCTGAGTCTCAGAAGTCTTTACAGGCTTCTTAGCCTTTGGCTTAGAAACCATGTGAAGAAACTGAGGAGGGACACAGTCCCATTCGAAGAACTCTGTGGCATCGCCATGAGTCATATAGCTATCTGAATCCTTATAGGATTTATTGATGACTGCATTGAACACTTTGGTCAATCCATATCTCTCCGAAGGAGACTTGGAATGGATATTAGCAAAGTGGCAAGCTACGGCATAGACTTGGCGATTACTAGCAATTTGATTTGAGTCGATTTTGCTGAAAGTTGAAGTTGCCATTTTAGTATTCCTTATATTTAAAAGTTAAAAAGTTCATTCTGAACTTCTTTTTAACTTTTAATATAAGGAATACTTTATTAGTAGTTATATAACCTTTTATAGGTTATATAACTACTAAAAATTCCTTTAAAATCTTCTTTGAAGATTTCTGTGCACACGATAGAACTAGAAGACTTTTAAAGTCTTTGGCGGGGAATTTAGTCGAAGACTAATAAGTTTGTAAGTCGTTGAAGACTGGGGAGTTTTTTGAATAAACCTAAAGGTTTTGAAGTGTTTTAAGACTCTTCTAGTTTTGTAAACTAGAAAATCTTGGAAGACTTAGAAGTCTTCTACACACGCACCATAGATTCTTTAGAATCTTGGGAGATTTCAAAGTCTAATAAGACTTTGAAGTTCTAACCACCCCTTTAAAGCTATAGAGCTTTAAGGGGTGGGCAAGCTGCCATGGGGGGTACTAGGGATATATATACAATCTTATACATTTTGGAGGGGAATTGGATGTAAACCAGATAGTGCCGCAGCTTTAAAGTGCTTTAAAGGGAGTAAAAACGGGGTACATAGATAAATATGTATGTACCTGCTCTATAATCTATATATATAACCCGGGGGGCTATAAGTATATTATACCCGTAGATTCACCACTTGTCAAGTTTTTTATTCTTATATGCAAAAAAGTTATAAAAAACTTGACAAACCTCCAAATTACGGGTATAATAGAACTATATAGTATATAAAATACTCGCACAGATTCATGCGTGAACAAGAATCGTATACACCCCCACAGGAGTAATACGATGACTAAAGAATTAGTATGCATCTACAGAGGCGTAAAATACATCAAAGTAGTAAAGGTATAAAGGAATGTCAAAGAAACAACTCACCACAAAGCAGGAAGCTTTCTTAGACCACTTAGTTACATGTGGTGGAGATGTTAAAGAAGCAGCATCACAAGCCGGATATGCAGACAATGCTTACCCGATGGTTGTGAAAAGCCTCAAGACAGAAATCCTTGACATAGCTACAAGCATTATGGCTCAGAGCGCCCCTAAAGCCGCTTCTAAGCTCGTTCAGATAATGGACAGTAATGAGCCTATCCCACAAGCTAACATGCGTATACAGGCAGCACAGCAAATCCTAGACCGAGTAGGCTTAGGAAAAACTGACAGACTAGATGTTAATGTTAATACGGGAGGTGGTCTATTTGTAATACCCGCTAAAAAGGAAGTAGTAATAGAAGGAGATTACATTGAGGAGAACGAGTAGCACTATACCATTTGGTTATAAACTCAGCGAGTCTAATAACGAAATGTTAGAACCAATAGAATCCGAACTAGAAATGCTAAAGAAAGTATTGCCGCTTATACAGAACAAAACTTTAAGCTTAAGAGAAGGCAGCATGTGGTTAACCCACGAAACAGGAAGGCCTATCTCGCACATGGGGTTAAAGAAAATTGCAGAAAGAAAATGATTGGGACATTAACCCAGAAAACTACGCAAAAGATTCTGACGGCAACTTCATACTTAAAATAGACGGTACTCCCCGCAAGAAAAGCGGGAGAGCTAAAGGTTCTAAGTCGAGAGGTTACAACTTTCACTCAAAAACCAAAGCTAAGATGGCTGCAAACAAAGAAGTAAAAAGAAAAGAAAAAAAACTTAAAGCAGCCCAAAACAAAATTGATAACTACAAGAAGTCTATAAAATCAACTAAAAAGACTCTCAAGCAGCTCGAAAATGAGAACAGCGCAAAGCTAATCGAAGAAACCGAGCTAGATAACGTCCCTAACTCTCTAAAGCAAGAGGCTACAGAAGACGTTATCTTCAAAGCTAACGAAGGCCCGCAAGAGGACTTCCTCGCTTCAGGCGAGACTGATGTACTATACGGTGGTGCAGCAGGGGGTGGTAAGTCATACGCTATGCTTATTGACCCCCTACGTTTCGCACACCGAGCAGCACATAGAGGCCTAATCATTAGACGCTCTATGCCAGAACTAAGAGAACTAATCGACAAGAGTCGTGAGTTATACCCCAAGGCATTTCCGGGGGCTAAGTACAAAGAAGTAGAAAAGCTCTGGATATTTCCAAGCGGAGCTAAAATAGAATTTGGATTCTTGGAGCGTGATGCAGATGTTTACCGCTACCAAGGACAAGCATATAGTTGGATAGGGTTTGATGAGATTACAC